CGATGGTCTTCGCGTTGATGGCGCCGCTGGCGACGAAGGGCACCACGGCGCCGCGGCCCGCAGGCTGGACACCGATCAGGATGGCGACGCGCTCGCCGTCGACGACGGACTCCAGCGCGACGCCGACGCGCACGGCGTCGGGCGGCGTGGTGAGCGACTCGGCCGACACGGTGCCGGTGGTGGCAGCCATCACGACCTTGTCGCCGCGGGTGATGGCGCCCGACGCGGTGGCGGCGAAGATGCCGTTGAGGATGACGGAGATGGACTTGTTGGCCGACGTCGCGCCCGCCTGGTAGGCGATGCCCACAAAGGTCTCGCGGCTGTTGGTCGCGCCGGGGAGCTTGACGGAGTCGTTGGCCGCGCCGCGAACGAGCGCGGCACCCTCGGAGACGTTGGCGGAGTCGCAGAGCAGCGCGACGACCTGCCCCGGATTACGGTTGGCGGTACCCATGGTGGTGTTGTCCTGTGGTGGTGAGGGGAGAGGTCAGCGGGTGGCGGAGGCGAGGCGCGAGAGCGCGGCGTCGGTGCGGTGCTTGCGCACCTCGCGTGACGCCATCTGAATGGCGGTGCCGTAGTCGGGGGCGCGCTTGTCGGAGAGCATCTTGAGCGCGAGCGCGTCGGCCTCGCGCGACTCGGCGAGCGGGTCGCTGTCGTCGGTCTCGGCGACGGGCTGCGGGTGCTGCCGCGGCTCGCTGAGGCGCTCCGTCAGCAGCGTCTTGACGTCGCCGGTCGGGGCGGCGGGCGCGGCGGCCTGCGCGGGGAAGAGGCGGTCGAAGCGCGTGCGGTCGGAGAGGCACAGCGCGATCAGGTCGGCGTGGCCTTCCCTCGGCACGCGGCCCGACGCGCACACGGCGTCGGCCATCGTCGCGGCTTCGGCCTGCTGCGTCGCCTGCAACTGCGCCACGACCTCGGCGAGCTTGTCGAGGAGCGCGTCCTCGGTCGCCTCGGCGCCCATGCCGAGGCCGGGCGCCATCGCCGCCAGCTTCGGGTTCATCATCGCGGGCGGCGCGCCCATCGGCGGGGCGTCGCCCATCATGGCCTTCTTCACGTCGTTGTCGGTCTTCTCGTCGCTCATCGCGGGCTCCGTAGGGGGCGCGATGGCCGCGCCGGTGGGGATGTGGACCTCGCCAGGGGCGAGTCCGAGGGCGTGGGCGGCGGGCTCGCTCGCGGTGAGCGGCGCCATGCCGTCGAGGGGCTGGCGATCGGTCGCAGTGACCTCCGCCATGCCGAGGAGAAACGGTCGGTTCGTCAGCGCCGCCGACGTGAGCACCGCGCCGATGTCGTCGCCGCTCTCGCGGTCGATGGCGCGGAAGGTCACGGCAGGCGAGACGAACTTGAGCTGCTTCGCGCGGATCTTCGCGACGGCCACAGCGTCGACCCAGTCGACGGCCGCCCACAGCCCACCCTCGCCGCGGTCGTAGAGCGCCATGATCCAGCCGACCGCGTGGTCGCCCATGTCCGGGTACGGCGACGGGAGTTCGCTGGAGTGGTTGTGATCGAAGGGGACGGCGCCCGCCATGTGGAGGCGCGTGAAGTTGCTGGTGATCTGCGCGAAGGCTTCGGCGTCGAAGACGAACTCCCCCTGTGGGTGTCCCTTGTACTCACCGAAGCGCGCGACCTGAACGAGCGACCGCGCGACGATCTTGTCGCCGTCGCCGTCGTCGAACGTGACGCTCTCGACGGAGACGCCGGAGAGCCTGACGCTGGTGCCTTGGATGGGTGTGCTCATGGCGTGGTCACCGGGGGCAGCGCGGGCGCGCCGGGAGCCGCGGGCATCGTGCCCAGCGTCTCTTCGTCGGGCTCGATCTCGGGCAGTTGCAGCGCGTTGGCGCCGCTGCGTTGCCCGATGTCACCACCCATCTCGTGCCAGGTCTTCATGCGGTCGGCGAGGCCCTGCAGGTCGGCCACCGGGTCGACGGCGAACACCATCGACGGCACGGGCGCACGGGGCCCGAAGTTCATCGCGACCATCGGCCGCAGGAAGTCGCGGCGCACGGTGGCGGCGAGGGAGCGCGCGTCGCTCTTGGCGATCATCATCTCACCGCGCTCATGCACTTCGCCTTGCGAGCGCGAGCCGCCGGACTTCGACACCGACGAGCCGAGCGTGCCGCCGACGATGGCTTTCGACATCTCGTCGTTGCACAGCGTCACCAGCCGGTCGTGGACCTCGTTGTCCGACGGCGCGTCGCTGACGGTGACCTTCGTCGTGTCCGCGAACACCGCCGCGATGGAGCTGGAGAGGATCTCCAGCGCCTCTTGCAGCAACTGTTGATCCTCGGGCGACGACGGCACCTCGCCCATGGGCCCCTTGCCCGTGGCGTACGTCCCGAAGCGCAAACCCGAGCCGACGCGCTCCATGTACGCGAGCAGCGACCGCACGTCGAAGCGCTTGAACGTCGACCACCACACGAGCAGTCGGCCGAGCCCTTCGCGCGTCGGGTAGACGCCGCGGACGCGCGGGCGATGGATCACGAACTTGCCCGCGGGGAAGCGGTCGAGCGCGATGCCAGGGAAGAGCCCGAAGGGCCCGGTCACCGCCGAGGGCGCGTCGCTCGTCGGTGCCGTCCCGCTCGCGTCCCACAGATGGAGCCGCCAGTCGGAGGTGTACGCGAAGCGCCGCGGGTGAATCCACGCGAGCGTGTCGGGGAGCGTCCAGCGGCCCTCGGAGCGCCACGTGGTCTCAAGCCCCGCGCGGCCCTGGTAGACGGCGCCCATGAGGTCGCAGAGCGCGTCGGGGAAGCTTCGGTCGAGGTCGCCGCGGGCTTCGATGTCGTTGAGGCGCGCGGTACACCAGCGGGCGATCTCGACGCCCATGGCGCCTGCGCCTTCGGGCGGCGTGAGTTCCCACGGCGCGCCGGCCACCCGCAGTTCGCGCTTCTGCAGCTCCGCGTGGAGGTGGCCGTCTCGCTCGCGCATCTCGTCGAGCAGGTCGGCCTGGCCCCACATGTACCCGATCGAGCTCTGATCGAGCACCTGCGTCACCTGCTGCGGGGTGAGCGAGGAGCCGAAGACGCGCGCGAAGCGGTCGTTGTACGGCGCTGGCGCGAGCGACGTGACCATCACGCCGCGTCGAGGATCGAGGGTTGGCAAGGGGGCTACCAGACGGCGGAGCGCTGCGGACGGAGGATCGTGGTGCGGGCGGGGGCGGCGGGCGGGCCGTTGAGCATCAGCTCCGACAGCCCCAGGGAGAGCGCGTCGAGGTCGCCGGGGGACTTCGACTTGGTGGCGAAGTCGTGGGAGGTCATCGACCGCTCAAGCGAGGCGAACGTGCCGACGTGGTAAACGGCGCCCGCTCTGCCGCGGGCCGGGTCGGCGTACAGCTCGCGCACGCTCTCGGCGCGGCCGCGCTTGTCGCCCTTCACCGTCACCAGCTTGATCGGGACGTCTTCGGGCTCGCGGAGCCCCTTGGCGAGCGCCTCTTCGAGAAGCACCGCGCGGATGGTCTTCTCCACCATCGCGCCGCCGTGGTTTTTCTCCGCGACGATCGCGGAGGCGCCGAGGTCGCGGTACAGGTCGATCGCTCGTCGGGCCCAGCCGTCGACGCTCATGTGCCCGGTGGCGTCGGCGAGGACGTACCCGCGACGGTCGGACCCGCGGGCCACTGCGACGATGCCCGCGTTGTCGGCGCGGGCGGCGCTCGCTTCGTCGGCCGCGTTCGGGTCGACGGCGATCACCGTTCGGGAGAGGTCGGGTGCGGAGGGCACCCGCAAGATGGCATCCCACGACCACAACGCCCCGTCGGCGCGCGTCCTGGGACGGTTCTGGTAGAGGGCTTCGGCGACGGCCGCGTCAAGGTCGATGAGGTGCCGACGCGCGCCGTCGAGCGTCCAGCCGAACACCGACCCATCGGGCATCCGTCGCAGCGGGTTGAGCACCTGCGCGGCGTTGGTGTACCCGCCGTCAGGCGTCGCCGCGTTGCCGTGGGCGTCGGTCAGAAACGCGAGGTCGATGACCTCCCAGCCCTTCGCGGCGAGTTGCCCGATGAGGTCGTCCTGTACCCATCGGGTATGGACGACGACGACGCTCATGCCCTCCTGCCCGCGCGTCAGCGCCGCGGACTGGAAGAAGCTCCACACCTCGCGGCGCGTCGCTTCGGAGAGCGCTTCCTGTCGATTCTTGTAGGGGTCGTCGAAGAAGAGCGCCTTGGCGCCCTGCCCCGTCAGCGGACCGCCAACGCTCGTGAAGAGGCAGCCGCCGCCCGCCGTCGTGCGCCACTGCCGCAGGTTCGCCCGCGTCTCAGAGAGCGTGACGCCGGCGCGGCGCGCGATGCCTCGGGCCCGGTCGCTCTTGTCGTCGCTCTGGTCCTGCTGATAGGTCGCGTACCCAAACGACCACGTCGGATGCGCCGCGAGGAGCTGCGCGATGCCGTGAAGCACCATCTCCGTCTTGCCGTGCTGCGGCGGGACGGAGATGCAGACCCGCACCCGCTCGCCTTCGCCGATGCGGCGGAAGACGTCGGCAAGGCGCGCGAGATGGTCGGGACGGA